CAGCCACGCCGGGCCGCTTTTCCCCCCGCTCCCTCCTGCTTGCCGAGGGCCTGGCCGACGATGATGTTGACGATCTTCTCCAGCTGCTCCTCCGACAGGCCACGGGACTCTTCCAGTGCCGTGTACGCGTCCTCCCCGAGTACCCGGATCAGGAGCGGTGCGGTCGCAAGGTCGTGGCCGACCTCGCTGGCCTGCCGCAGGTACTGCAGGGCGACACCCTTGGGGATGGTCTTCGGGATCGTGTACTCGTCGTCGCCGATGTAGAAGAGCGGGACCCTCTCCTCTTCGATCTCGTCGTTGGCGGCGATCCGGATCGGCTCGAATTCCAGGTCGCCGCCGACAACCGGCTTGGCTGCCGCGCGCTTCCGTGCGGCTGCGGTGCTCTGACGTGTGGTGGATGCCATGGGTGGTGCTCCTCGAAGCGTGCAGGGACAGGCGTCGGCTAGCTGGTCTGGTCGACGATGTGAACAGGGGCGATGGACGCGGACACGTAGTGGCCGGAGAACTTCACGCCGTACAGCGTCTGCTTGTCCTTGGTGTAGGCGATCTCGACGGCGTCCGTGGACAGGGCCTTGCGGACGATCACGCGCCGGGTGAACGTCCCGCCGGGGGCCCATCCGTCGAAGAGCAGCGCCTTGTAGGTGGGCTGGGTAGCCGAGCTCGCGAACGACGGCTCGAACGACGCGTAGCCCGCGCCGCTCGCGCTGGTGCCGCCGTTGAGGGAGAGTGACAGGTTCGCGAGCGTGGGCTCGGCCATCGACGTCTCGACGGTGAAGTCGCGCTTGGTCAGGCGGCTGCCGACGCGGTCGACAACCTGGTCGACTTCCAGCTCCGTGTAGGACTGGTCGATGGTGAGTTTGACGCCGTCCTGGGTGCCGCCGACGTCCGTCCACGACGATGCGGCCGGCGTGGTGTTGACGGCGGTGTCGAGCGGCTCGGCGGCGCCGAATGCGCCTGAGTACAGAGTCGCCGGGCCCTGTACCAAGTTGGTCGCAAGTACGGCCATGGTCAGTTCTCCTTGCTAGCGGCCGGCTGGGCGGCCTTCTTGGTGGCCGGTGCTGCTGCCGCGGCCTGCTCGGTGTGGTCGACGAGTACGAGGCCCTGGCGCATCAGGTCGGTGTATTCGGCGTCGTCGACCTCGATGGGCTTGTCGGGCTGCATGGTCGTAGCGATGGTGTGGGTCACCGGAACTGCTCCTTGGTCAATGGCCACGTCACGGAGGCGAAGTTGGGATGGAAGCGGATCTCGATGGTCTGCTCGGGCGGAATGTCCCGGGGGCAGGGGATGACGCGGACGTCGCCCGTGACCAGGAACTCCATCTCCGCGGCGTTGTCGTGGACGAGGACCTTGCCGTTCCACGTGAGGAGGTCCCGGCTGAGGGTGCCCTGGAGGGCGTAGCGGCTCATGACGGCACCTCCACCCAGGCGATGGCAAGGCCAGGGATGCTGTACCGGGCGTAGGACGACGGGTCGTCGGGGATGCGGCGCGGGTCTCCGGTGCAGTACGCCGACCGCACCTGTACAGCGGGGTATCCGGCGGGCAGGGCGACGGTCTGCGGAATGCCGCGGTGGTCCCAGCAGGCCGCCTGAATGGCCTGCGCCAAAGTCGACGCCTTGTTCCACGGCGGCTTCTGGCTGCCGGGGTTGAAGGCCCAGCAGTCGACGGACATGACGGGCTCACGCAGCGGGACGTAGATGTTCGGGCTGCCGCCGACGGTGTCGATCGTGCAGAACCCAGACGCCGCCCAGCTGCTGTTGTCCTTGGGGAGGGTCACGGAGACTCGGTCGCCGACGACGGTCTTCAGCCAGGCGATCGTGACCAGCTCATGGTTGGCGCGCAGCAGGAGGCTCATGGCGTCCTCCGCTGGAATAGTGCCGGGCGGAGGTATGGGAATGGCGGGGTGCCGGGGTGGTTGACCTTGGCGACGGGGTGGTCTGCGCCGGGCCAGTACAACGCCTTCTTGTTGCGCGGCAGGATGACGTGGGCGCTGGTGCCCATCTCGACGTCCGTGGCGTAGTTGCAGTCCAGGGAGCCGACCCGGAGCACCTTGTCGTGGACCTCGGCGCGCAGGGAGTCGCGGAGCCGTCCGGTGCGCTTGTGCACGTAGTTCTGGGCGTCGCCGAGGATGGCGCGGCCGATCGTCTCGTCGAGCCACCGGTTGATGGCGGCGTCGACGTGCGTGCGTGCGGACGGGTCGATCCGCATGCGGGATCGTGCCATGGCCGCCCTCCTCTCCGGTGGGTGGTCGTGCTGGCCTCCCGGTCTCCCCGGGCGTGTGGCCGTGTTCGGTTAGGTGGTGCGCCGCAGGTCCAAGCGGAGGTCTGCGGTAAGTGCCGGGTTCGCCATCGAGGAGACGGCGTCGACGATGTACACGGCGCCGGTGCGCTCGTCACGCACCCGGTCCTGGTCGGTGACGTCCGTTCCGGCGGCCACACGGGCGACGGCGTAACGGACGATGCGCGGGGTCGGGTCGTCGCGGGTCGTGACCCGGCGGGACTGCTCGGTCAGCGAGGCGGGGATCCCGGTGTAGATGGGGGTGTCGGTGTCCTGCTCGTCACCCCACGCGTCGGTGGTGGTCCCGCGCAGGATGGCGATGCTGGTGGTGGCGATCGCGACAGGCATCACGCACCGCCCCGGTACGGCGCCCAGTACAGGTGGTCGTCGGAGCCGTCCGTGAGAGCGTCACCAACGATCGGGCCAGCACCCTCGATCGCAGACCGGATGTGCACAGTCCTGGACCGCATCCACGACACCCGCCGCAGAGAGCGGGCCGCCATGGGTGCGAGGACCAGGCCGTCACCCTGCAGCGTGGTCGAAACCTGGTCTTGCTGGATCTGCGTGGCATCCAGCCGCGTCTCCAGCCCGAACTGGCCCGCGATCCACGCTGCCTGATGGGCGACGGCCTGGCCCAGCCAGTAGAGGTCCCGCGTCCTCATGCGCGCCTCGTCGCCGAAGATGCGGTTGGAGAAGACCTCCACAGCCTTCTGCGCCTGGACAAGCTGCTGGTCCGTCACCGTGACTCCCGTGGAGTCGGTGACGTCCTGCGCGGTCGCCCAGGCGTTGACCATGTCAGGCCCCGCCCTCGATGACGTCGCGGGGCGTGGTGGTGTCCTCCGGGCTGTGGTCAACGGAGGCGGGCACCGTGTCCACCGAGTAGGTGAGGGTCAGGGACAGGCCGTCGGGGTGCTGCTCCTGGCCGTCGAAGGACACGTTGCCGCGCGGGTGGAGGCCGCGCTGGATCGCCTCGTTGACGACGCCGGCACGGTTGGCCTCGTGCTGGTAGTCCTCGTCGGTCCACCGTGCGGCGAGCACGACGAACTCCTTGATGAAGCGGGTGCCATCGCTGCCGTCTGCGGACCGCTCGTCGACCTCGACCTCGGGCTCGCCGGCCTTGGCCGGGTGCTGCTTGGCGCGGCTGCTGCTGGCGGTCTTCTTCGCTGCTGCCATGGCTCACCTCCCTGCCTGTCGCCGCACCGCCCGGAGCCGTCGGACGGTGCGGGGTTCGGAGGTGGTCAGCCGACGAGGATGGACGCGCCGTTGGGGTGGCCGTAGGCCCAGCCGCGGCGGGCGCGCATCTTGAGGATCGACTCGTCGGTGAGGGCGGACAGTCCGTCGCGGCCGTCGATGAAGATCGACTCGGGGCCGGAGCGGACGCCGAGGAGCATGAGCTCCGGGTTGACGAACGCCATGAGCGCGCGGCCGGTCGGCGTCGAGGTGGCGGTCGCGGCGAGCTTCGCGCCGAGGCTCCACCGGATCGGCACGCTGAAGATGGTGTCCGGGGTGCCCGACAGGCCCTCGATGAAGATGGGCCGGTTCTGGGTGTCGAGGACGCCGCGGAGACTCTTGCGGAACGCCGGGTGGGCGATCGCGTACATGCTGCCCGGGTCGAAGTAGTCGCCCGCCTCGACGCTGCCGATCGCGGTGGAGAACTCCGCGTAGGACGGGGCTCCGGACGAGGCGGCGGTGGTGATGTTCGCTCCGCCGGTGTAGCTGAGGGTGGCGTCCGTGGTGTTCAGCAGCTGGTATAGCGACGTGAACGGGACCGTGGTGCCGTTCGACGCGGCGGACACGGCGAGCGACGCGTTGTCGATCATCTTGGCGTAGGACTTGCCCCAGCCGATCATCTTCGCCTCGATGACGTTCGCGACCGAGTCGTCGATGTCCTCCTCAGCGATGCGGGCCGCCTGGCCGAACTTGATCGCACTGAGCAGGACTTCGTCGTTCAGCGACGTGTCCTCGGCGTAGGTTCCACCCTTCGCGACCACGGCCACGTTCATCCCGGCCGTGCGGGGGACGTGCTTGGTGTCGGAGCCCATGGGGATGCGGGCGGCGAGCGACTCGACGGCGGAGATCTGGGTGATGGACTGGACTACGCGGCTGGTCTCCCACTCTTCTGGGATCCATGCCTCGAGCGTATTGCGTGCCACGGGGGCCCTCCTGCGGGCGGCGTGATGGGGGTAAGCGGTTGAGGCTCGGGCCCCATCACGGGCGCCTTCGCAAAGCAGGGCGGCGGTCTGTTCCGATCACCGAAACAATTCACCTGGTGCTGAATATACCTCTTGGGGTCAAGCCCTGCCCAGAAGCCGGGCAGCGTGCTGCTCAGCCGTGGACTTCGGCTTCTCCGGGGCGGCTTGGCGCGGAGCACCGGTGGGGCGGGCCTTCGGCTTCCTCGTCGCCATATCGAAGAGCTCCGGGTAATCGGCGCGCAGGGCATCAACCTGCTCGTCCAGTCCCAGCACTTCTCCGTCCTCTTCGACGCTCAAGTCGTTCACGTCGATCAGCTTGAGGAGCCTGGCCAGTCGAGCTTCCGACTTCTCCTTGTCGCCCTCGACCGCTGCGGTCGCCCCCGCCTGAATCAGCGCGGCTCGGGCTGCCTTCTTCACTACGATCGGCTTGTACCGGGCCTCGGCCTTCTCTTCCGCCTCCCGAATGGCCTTCTCGGCGTCCGTCTCCTGCTCGCGATGCTTGTCGCGCAGCTCGTTCAACTGGCGCTGCACGTCCAGCTTCTCCTGCTTGCGCTTGGCCATCGTGCGGCGGACGCGCTCCCACTCCTCCTGAGAGGGCGGTACGTATTCGTCCTCGCTGTCGGGCTGTGCGGCGGCGGCCTTCTTTGCCGGAGGCTTCGGCTTCGGCGCCTCGTCCGGCTCGATGTCGGATTCGACGTCGAGCTCGGTGTCCGGCTCTTCGTCGACCTCGACGTGGATGTCGGGCTCGTCGGTGGCGGTGTCGGTCTGGATGCCCATCTGGTGTTCTCCCATCACGGGGGCGGGTTGGCGGCGTCCGTCACGGACGCCCAGTGGTTATGCGGCTTGGGTGAAGCGGCCGGTCCGCAGTGCGGCTCGGGCGCGGGCTTCTACGGCGGGCAGCAGGTCTGGTTCGGCGCGCAGGAGTTCGCGGGCGGCGCGCAGCCGGGCGGCCCGGGACTCGGAGGGGCGGGCGGTGCCGTAGCCGAGGGAACGGTGCGCCTCCCGCTGCAACGCCAGCGGAAACGGCACACCGGACGTCGTCCAGGAGTCGCTCCACGGCACGGTGCGGCAGCGACAGTGCGCATGCAGAGGCGGCCCGTCGATCCCTTCGGCGCCGATGTGACGCTGCCGGGGATCCCACGACAGGCCGCCCGGGAACGGCTCGTCCACAGGGACGGCGCGGCCCGTGTAGGCGAGACAGCGCACGCACGCGTCCGCCTCCGACACCCACAGCCTGACCTTCGCCGACGCCCGGATCACCGCGTCCAAGCCCTCGTTCACGGCGGTGTTGACGACCCAGGCGACGTGCGCACGGATCGCGGAGAAGGTGGCGTGGCCAGCGCCGATCCCGGTCAGCAGGTGCGACCAGCGCGACACCCGGTCCAGTTGCAGCAGCTGCAGGGCGCGGTCGCGGCGCTGGGCGATGAGGTCGCCAATGCGGCGGGCTTCGTCGCGGACCGTCCGGCTCAGCCGCGGCCGGGCTGGCGCGCGGCGGCGGCGCCCTGTAGCGGCCCGCAGGAACTCGCCACCCTGCCGTATCCCCAAGGTCAGCGCCTCGCCAAGGCTGTCACCGAGTGCCGTGTCAGCCCGCGGGGCGACGCCGTCGAGGATGCGACGGATCGCGGCCCGCACGGCAGCGAGAATGCGGCGCAGCACGCCCCCGGGCACGGCAGGCTCGTCGGGGCCGCCGAAAGCGCGGGTCCAGGCGGCCAGGGTGCGGCGGATCAGCTGGGCAAACAGGGATTCGCTGTCACCCAGCGCCTCCCCCACGATGCGGCCTTCGAGGTCGATGACCTGGCCGGTGTGCTCGTCCTGCACGAGGCGGGCCAGATGCTCGCTGCGGTACGGCATCAGCCCTCCTCCTGCGCCTGCGCGAGGAGTTCGAGGTCGTCGATCGTCCCGGACAGCAGTGCGGTCACCTGCTCGCTGCTGATGACGCCGAGCGCGGTGGCTGCGCCCAGCTTCTGAGCGGAGTCCGCAAGGCTGGCGAGGACGTCGACGCGGCGCTGCAGCTCGGAGTCGTCGACGCCGGTCAGCCACTCGTCGACCTGCTCCGCCCGGTACCCGGCTTCCATGAGAGCCTGCTTGCGCGGGACGCCGGCCCGGATCTTCTCGTTGACGGTCTGCCAGCCCTGCGCGTCCGTCACGCTCTTGGCAGGTACCCAGTCCACGGACAGGACCGGGTCGACGATGCCGAGGCGGCGCAGGGCGAAGGTGAACGCCTCATGCGTCGCGGCTCCGTAGGACGTCTGCCGGATTTCGACCTTGCTGATGAAGGGGCCGTCTTCCTCGCGGTAGGACTCGCCGGACCGCTGGTTGGACTGCGGGTCGAACATCCGCAAGGGCGTGTCGGTGATCTGCGCCATCGCGCGGATGTTGAAGCTGATCGGCTCCAGGAACACGCCGGGCTGTGCCGCATCGAACTGGCCGACCGACTTGAAGCCGCGCAGCAGCATCATCTCGCCGGGTCCGGCTTTGAGGGAGCTGTCGTCGCCGGAGTCGGACGGGCCGACGCCCTTCTCGGGGAGGGGCCAGTCGTTGTCGTCGAAGTCACCGGGTTCCAGATCGGAAGTGTCGGTGTTGGCGGCTTCGGTGAGGGCGTAGCGCTGCGGGAAGCCCTGGTAGTCAACGGTACCCATGTGGGTGGACTGGAGTTTGGTGATGGCGTTCTGCGGGCCGTAGGCGCCGTAGTGCTCCGGTACGCCGTAGGGGCGGTCGTTGCGGAAGTGGAAGACGGGCTGCTCGCCCCAGTCGTGGTCGATAGTCCACGACTCGGGGTCTGCGTCGTCGGCAGGCCAGTGCATCCAGTCGGCGGGCTTGTCGCCCTTCGAGTTCTTGCCGGTGGTCCATCGTTCGATGCGGTCGTCGTACAGCAGCTCGACCCGGTGGTAGGGGCCGTCACACCAGCGCTTGATCGTGTACGCCTTGCGGCGCGGATTGTCCTGGCTGTAGATCACACGCACGGTCTGCGGCGAGTTGTAGAACATGTCGACGCGGACGACGTTGCCCTTGGCGTCCTCGACGGGCAGCACCATCAGGTAGGCGTCGCCGTACTCGCCGGCGCGGCGGAACAGGTCGGGCATCTCCAGGTTGAGCTGGTTGTCCTGCCAGATCTTCGAGATCAGCGTGTTCGTGGCCTCGTCAGGACTGGTGATGGACGCGATCTTCAGTCGGTTCGTGACCGCGTTCACCGGCGTCTTGGCGAAGTTGAGATCGAAATCGATGTCATGGATCGCGAGAGCGCGGCGGATCCGGATGCTGGTGAAGACCTCGGGGACCTTGCCGTCGTAGTAGGTCTGCGCCTGGTCGTAGCCGGAGCGCGCTTCCTGCAGCTCTTCGATGCCGTACATGAGGTCGGCACGCGACAAGTCATCCAATGCGACCTCCGGGCAGCGGCTTTCGGATAACGAGCGGGCTAGGCATAGGAGGCCCTGGTGGCTGTCGCAGGGGTCTTCTTCGGCGGGTTCAAGAAGCGACGAACGGCACTGCCGACCGCGTCGACCATGTCGTCGTTGGCGCCCTTGGGGAACGTGCACATCTGCTGTTCCAGCTCCGGGAGCCTGCGGGCATGCAGGACCCGGCCGCGCTGGTAGTGGTTGAGGACGCCTTCGGCGCGGGCGAACTTGGGCTCGTTCTGGTTGACGGGCTTCACCTTCACTGGCATGCCGTGGAGGATCGACTGCCACGTGTCGCCGCCCTGGTTAACCTCGACGAGGATCAGACCGATCTGCGGGTACTCGTCGAGGATTGCCAGCACCCGGTCGCGCAGGAGCGGGCCGGGCGTCACCTTCAGCGCCCACGCCGCGTGCACGGTGCAGCGCCGCAGCTGCGCCGACCACGACACCACCGCGAGGCCTGTGAAGTCGGAGCTCTTCTTTGCGGTGACCGCGGGGTCGATGCTGAGCATCATGTGGGTGACCGGGTCCGCGCCCTCGTCGCCCGGGTAGCGGAAGTCGTCCGGCGTCCACAGCGCGCCGTCCGCGGCCAGGGGATCGTTCGCCATGTTTTTCGCATACGCCCTGGTGTGCCGTATGGACGTCAGGTACGAGAGGGGCCACTTCTGCGGCCACACCGAGCGTTCCGTGCCGTCCTCGCGCTGCTCAATGGGCAGGTGGTGGTGGACGCGGAACTTCTCGTCACCGACCCAGGCGTTGACGTCGTCCCGCTCGCCCTTGCCCCAGCGGACCAGCTGATGCGTGACGGATCCGGGCATCGTCACCGTGCCGCTGAGCACCACCCGCGCGTAAATGTTGAGGGGCAAGATCGCATCCGTAATGGTCTTCAGCCGCTTGCCCGCCTGATAAGCCGAGTACATCGCCTCATCCGGCTCAACATCATCTAGCAGTAGAAGGTCGGGCCGCCGCTCGCCGACCTTCATGCCGAGGGAGCTGGAGTCGATCCCCTTTGCCGCGAACACGAAGCCGTTGCTGCGGATGACCATGTGCTTGGCGTCGGACTCCGACGCGCCCGACGGACGCCGGCCGGCCGCGCACAGCTTGGGGAAGTCGCGGCGCAGCGCGGCATTCTGATCGACCTCCTTGCGGAAGGTCGCGAGGTGCATTTCCGCCTGCGGGCCGGAATCGGCGAAGACCGCGGCGAACTTGACGTGCTCGTGGGCGGCGGCCCACAGCGGCAGGATGAACAGCATCCACGTGCTCTTGCCGGTGTCGCGGGGAGCAAGGAAGGCGTCCCGCTGCTCCATGGGCGCGGCCGGCGGGATGACCCACTGGCGGGCGATGCGCACCCATTCGAGGTGTGCGTCGGCGAAGGAGACCTGGCCTTCCGGGTCGCGCAGGTGGTGGAGGCAGTAGAGGACGGCGAAGAGCAGGGGGTCGAGGCGGGTGGCTTCGATGCGGGCGTCGCTGTACTCAGGGCTGCCGTCGAGGAGGCGCGCGTCGATGCTGGCGACCCAGGCGGGGAAGTCGAACGTCTCTGCGTTCGCTGCCGGGTCGTAGGGGTCGGCGATGCGCAGCTGGTCGACGGCGGTGTTCACTCGCTCTGCCCCCGCTCGGCGCGCAGCTGATCGGTGGTGGTGGCGTTCTTCGCCTTCATCTCGGCGACGAGCTCTTGCACCGCGATGTCCTGCTGGGTGACTTCGGTGACCTGCGCGTCAACCTTGACGGCGGCGTCGAGGCCGAGGAGGCGGCGGATGGACTCGCTGGCCTTGCGCCGGGACTCTTCGATGCGGTTGAGCCGGTCGACGGCCTGGAGGACGAACGTGTCGTCCTCGACGGGCTCGTCTTCGCCGGTGTCTGGGTTCGGTGCCCGGATGACGCGGCCGTTGTTGACGGTGATGTGCTTGCGCGCCATGACTTGCCGCACGGACTCCTCCATGTTGTGGAGGCGTTCGAGGGAGGCTTCGAGGCGGGCGAGTTCCATGGTCCGGTACTCGTCGACGCGCGGGTCGACGCGGCGTTCGGCTTCTTTTCGGACGAGGTCGCGGGCGGTGGTCGCGGGGACGCGTTCGCCGCCGGTGGGTCCGTCGGGTTCTTGGGTGAGGTCGTCGATGGCGTAGAAGGACAGGCCGCGGGCCCGGAGGTCGAAGAGGAGCGCGGCGAGGTCGGCGCGTGCGGCTTTGTTCTGCCGGTTGTACGGTGCGGGTCCGCCAGCCATGCCCCACTCCCCTCACTGCCGTCGATTCTTCAGAATTACATCACCTTCACCTTTGAATCGTAGGACATCAGCGCGGATTAGTCGCTACTCCCCTACCGCAACGCCTGTCGCGAGGGCAGCATTGAAGGCGACGGAAGGGGTGAGGATGGTCAGCGACCGAGGCGGCCGGTACGGCTACGTCGTCCGCTCACGCCAAAACGTGTACCGGGCCCTTCGCCGCAAGGGCGCCAGCAAGTCCAAGGCCGCGCGCATCAGTAACGCCGGCCGGACGTGGCCGCAGCGGTCTCGTATGGGGCGGAAAGCGGCGAAGACCCGTCAGGCGCGCGGCCGTCGGCGGTAGCATCCGCGGACCGCGCGCAGGGGGTGCGTGCGCTTGTTGGGGGGGATTGCGATGGGGATTCGACTGTCGGGCGGGATCGGCCCATTGAGGGTGTCGGCTTCGCCTGGGCGTGCCGCGTCCGGCTTCTTCGGGCTGGGGATTGCGGCGATCGTCGGCATGTTCAAGCTGATGCTCTGGATGCTGTACGCGGGCTACTGGATCCTGCGGGCCGTGTATTGGGAGGCGCCGCGGGCGGGCTGGCGGTGGTGGCAGCGGCACCAGGCGGCGAGAGCGACAACGCCGTGAGCACGCCACAGGGCCCGCCCCAGACTGGAGGCGGGCCCTGCACGGTGCGGGTCATCGGCGGGTGTCGGCAGCTGCCCGCTGGATCCAGGACGCGATGACGGCGAACGTCGACCAGTCCGCATAGCCGGCGAACCAGCGGACGATCCGTTCGTCATAGGCGCCGAGTTCGACTCCGGCGGCGGCCAGCACGTCGCGGAGGATGGCCTCCTGCTCGGCGCGCGGCCGGTAGTCGAGGGGCTCGGATTCGATCGGGCCGGCGGGAATGCCGGCCGGGTTCGCAGTCACGCCATACCTCCAGCCTGCAGCGCCTCGAGGTGTCGCCGCAGGTTCTGGCTGGCCAGCGACAGGTCAGGCCAGGGAATGCCGTCCAGGTCGCGGTGGACGTCCTTCACGTCCCGGGGAGTGAATTCGATGGTGGCGGTGCCGTCGTCGGCGACTTTGATGATCTGCATGGAGGCCCCTCAGCAGTAGTAGTGGTCGGACGGGTCGTCGTAGTCGCCGTCCCAGTCGCGGTCGACCCAGTAGTCGCGGTCAGCACGTCCGGCGGGGCGGTCGGCATCTCGTCCCAGTCCCGGCGGGGTTCGGTGATCGGCTCCGGCGCGTCGACAGCCGGGGCAGGCTCGGGCGAGGCGGCCGTCAGTCCTCCCAGCCGCGGGCGACGTCCAGCGCCCTGCGCAGCGCGGACGCGAGCGGCAGGCGCTGGGATTCCGGCACCAACACCGTGCGGTCCACATCAGCGGGCTGCCCCATAGTGTCGCGAGCCCAGACGATGTACGCGAGGCGCATCCCGTCGCCCTCGGGCCTGACGGTGAGCCCGTCGCTCCACCCGTCCTCGGTGGTCCACTCGGTGCGACTGACGATGGCGTTGATCAGTTCGGGCATGTAGGCGGTGCGCACGGAGTACTCGGGGCCGTCCGGGGTCACCTGGACGTGGGCCGCCGGGCAGATCTGGATGAGGACCACGCCGTCGCCCGGGTCCTGGCTCAGGCCCTCGGGGATGACCCGGAGTCGAGTCCCGTCGGGGGTGGTGTAGTCCCAGGGCTGGGGGGTGAGTTCGGCGGTGACGATGTTGAGGGCGTCGCGGAAGTCCACGGCTGGCTCCTTCGGTTCGGGTCTGACGGTCAGACGAGGCGGGTGTCGCGCTTCCAGGCGTTGCGTTCGCTGCGCTTCACCCGCCGACGGGCGGTCTTGCGCTGCCGCCCGGGCGGCTGCCCGCAGCAGTGACAGTCGCGACCTCCGGGGCCGTCCGGGCAACGCCGGCCGATCATGCGGGGCATCGGGGCTCCTCAGCGGTGGGTGACGGTGACGGCGGGCTGCGGGGTTACGGCGTGCACGTTGTGCGGGGCGAGGACGCACCACGCGAACAGCAGCGACAGGAGCAGGCACAGGCCGGACGTTTGGGTGCGCATCACAGGCCTCCTCGGGCGGCGCGGCGGATTAGCGGGGGCGGTCATTGACCGACAGGCTTTTCGGCGGTGGCATAGCACCCGCAATGACCGCCCAGCTCGCAGCTGTGGAAGATGGTTCGCTTTGCTGCCCAGTCCATGGGCTGCTCGCCGGATTCCTGGCGCTGGCCGCATCGGCAGTAGGACCGGTCGAGCCACGGGTTGTAGGTGACGAACGGGTGGTCCCGGTCGACGCACCACTGTTCGGTCGCTTCCGTCTTCATCGCAGTCATTCGCCTTCGATTCCGAGGATGGCCAGGACGGCATCGGCGGCTTCCAGATGCGGTTCGGCGTGCTCATCTCGCAGGTCGGCCAAGGCGTGCCCGTCGTAGGTTCGGGCGAGGGTGTCTGCGATTTGGTCACGAATGGCGGGGCGGTCCGTGCTGGTCATGGCTTCTCCTAGGCGGCGAGCGCGAGCCGCGCGGCCACGATCTTGTAGGCGGGCTTCCTCGGCTTGTAGCTGAGGGCGATGACCGCGACCTGCTGGGGCGTGTACCGCAGGCAGTCCCGCATCCGACGCCCGGCATGGCTGCGGCCGGCGGTGCCGACGATGGCGAGCTTGGCGGCTACCTTGCGGAGGGTGCCGACCATGCTGGCCGCGTCGCGGTGGCTGAGGCCCTGCGCCATCGCGTGCGTGGCGAGGGTTCCGGTGCCGCGGCGGGCGATGCGGGCGGCGGCGCGGGTGGCGATGCTGCGGGCCTTGACGGTGGCGCGGCGGCTGCGGTTCGAGGCGATCATCTGCGGGTCCCCCTTGGTGCTTGCCGGGGAGGTTCCCCCGACTTCCTTACGAACCTTACAGTTCAGACCCAGAGGTTCGCAAGGTTCTCGCAGACCTTACAGACAAGGATCTTCGTAAGGTTGCCGCCTCGCGTTCCTTACAGACCTAACGCGCCTTACACTCCTCACATGAAGAAGCCGCAGAGCGTCCCCGTCGAGCAAGCACGTAAGGAGTTCGCCGACCTCCTGGACGGCAGCCAGCACAAAGGCGAGTTCGCCGAAATCACGCGCCGCGGCAAGTCAGCCGGCGTACTTGTTCCGCCCGACTGGTACGAGTCGGCGGTCGCCGCCCTCGGCGAGGTCAGGGAGCTGCGTCGCGAAAACGCCGAGCTGAAGCAGGCCGCCGCCAACTAGCCCGCTTCCCGCATTCCGCCCCGTCTCCCCCACCACCCCGGGCACACTGCGGGTATGGCGATCCGGGTGGGTGTGCAGGCTGACAGCGAGGACGAGTGCGCGGAGGGTTTGGCGCAGCTGGTCGACGCCGGGTTCGTGCCTGTGATGCTGCCCCGGCTGCTGACCGACAACCGGTGGATGGCCCGCGCCGTACCCGCCCGCACAACGAAGGCCCCGGCCGCGGAACCCACTGCATGACGAAGGGCCCGCCCCCGATATCCGGGAGCGGGCCCTCGCTGCAATCCATCAGCCGATACTGCCGTCGATCGTTCCGTTGTCGTAGTAGTCGAGCAGGTCCCGATCCTTCTTGCGCATGCCGTCGATCACGCTGCTCAGGACGAGCGCGTCGTAGTCGTCCTTCTTCACGTCGTTACAGGCGGACGGCTTGCCTTTCCCGCCTGCCTTCGACTGGGCGGCGAGCGCCTTCTGGCAGCCCTTGACGATCTCGTCGTAGGACGGTCGGCTGAGCCAGTAGGCGGTTCCTCCGATAGCGAGGGCGACCGCCAGGACGGCGGCGACGATCAGGTTGCGGCGCTTCTTCCCGGCTGGCTTCGGTGCGTGCGCAGGCATAGGCGGGGTGTCGGGCATCGGCGGCAGGTCGTTCGTCATGGTCCCCCCAGGGATGTGTGGAGTCGGCAGGCTATCGGCGGTTGATGCTGGTGGGCGACGGGATGGCGGATGTTCCACCGGATCGAGCAGAACGCCCCCGACCGGATCGGCCGGAGGCGCGATGGTGCGGTGGGTCAGATGTCCTTGGCGAGGCGCTTGAGCCCCTCAGGCAGCCGCTTCCCAGCGTCGATGACGGCCTGGTTCAGGCGGAGGTACTCCGCGGTCTCGTGGAAGATTCCGGCGGCCGATTCGCGGGCGGCGTTGGCGTACAGGTCGGCTTGGGCGCGGCGGAACGCGGCGAGGAGTTCGTTCTCCTCGGCGTCGACACGGAGCTGCTCGGCGGTGGGCTTGGGCATGACGGTCTCCTCCTACTGCTGGTTGTTGGTCTTGGCCCACACGCCGGTGGTCTTGGTGTGGATCTCCCGCTGGTCCACCGGGCCGTGGTTGTGGATGGTGGTGATCGTGGTGCGGGCTTTGCTGATTGCGGCCCCGAGGGCGGTGACCACCATGGCCGCGCCGGCGAACGGGGCGATGACGATGAGCGCGAAGCGTTCGAGGCCGGGGACGCTGACGAGCGACAGCCCCTTGAAGAGGAGCCAGGCCGCGCAGCCGAGACCGGTCGATCCGGCTCCGACGCCGATGGATGCGACGGCGATACCGACGGCCCACTGGGGCGCGATCCGCGTGTCGGGCTGCTGAACGGGCGGGGTGGTGCCGATGCGGGATCCGTCCCGCCATGACGGCATGTCGGAGCTGTCGTCGCGGTACGAGGTCTGCATCTCCCCCGCGAGCGCCTCTTCGACAGCGTTGGCGAGCTTCTGGATTTCGGCCCGGTCGGTGGGCTCAGGCTTTGCGGGCATTGCTGGGTCTCCTTCCGGGTCGGGCGGGGCGGTGGGTTACTTGCTGCCGACGTTGTTCACGGTCTGGCTCGCGGTCTTTGCGCTGGTGCCGAGCATGTTCTGCACGCTGTTCACCGCGCTGCTGCCCCACGGGGTGGCCACGAGGACGATCCAGAACAGGGAGACGGCAAGGAACTCCTTCTTGCGGAACGACTTGTCCTTGTACATCCAGAAGCCGAGGCCGGCCGCGATGAGAAGGAACAGGGCGGTGGTGGTGAGAGTCATGACGTGGTGTCCGTTTCTGTGAGGTGTGGTTAGGCGGCGTCGATGGGTGCTGCGGTGTGCCAGTCGCGTTCGACCTTGGCGAGCTTTCCGAGGCGTTCCAGGCGTGCGGTGGCGTTGGCGACGTTGGTCCGCGTCAGGTCGGTTACCTCGGAGATCTGCTTGTTGCGTCGGGCGCCGCCGTCGACCGCGTGCCAGACGAGCTCGGAGCGGGTCGGGGGCACGATGTCGTCGAGGTCGTCGTCATCCACCTCGGCGTGCGCCTCGGCGGCCACTGCGGGCTTGACGTCGATGACGGTCTTGCCCTTCTTCCTGCCCTCCTGCTCTTTGGCGACGAGCTCGCGCAGGAAGGCCTCCTCGTCGGCGGCATCCAGGTGCCGGTACTCCTCGCGTCGCAGGTAGGCGAGGCCGGCCGGTCCTGCTGCGACCGCCGCGTCCGCTTCGCGGCTGCTCAGCGTCTGCACGGGGAACTGGCGGGAGACCCGGGCCGGGTTGGTGTGGAACATGGCCCGGGACTGCGTGTACTGAGCCTTGCCGTCGGCGATGTAGCACAGGCCGCCGGTCTCGGATCCGTCCGGGAAGCGTTCCGGCAGGGATGCGAGGCGGAATTCGGGGGTGCGGGAGCCGAGCGACATCAGGTCCACGTCGGAGCGGGCCGTGCGGAACAGGGCGATGTTCCCGGACTGCAGCATGTCGCGGATCGCATTGGCGCTGGCATCCGAGCCGATGGAGTCCAGGTTGGGGATCTGCACCCAGACGCGGGCTGCCATGCCTGCCGCGCGGGACAGGCGGCCGATGCTGGACACGGATCGCAGGAGCGGCTTGACGTGGTCAGCCTGGGGGTCCTTGAGGATCATCTCGTTGAACTCGTCCCACGTTCCGACCATGGGCTTGAACGGGTCGTTCGGCACGAAGAAGCTGCGGCCGTTCTCGGTGTAGCCGTCGGCGTCGAGCCACTGCAGCTTCATCTGCTCGGCGTACCGGTACTCGCTGACCGAGTTGGCTGCCTGCCCCATGAGCATGGCGCCGTAGGCCGACTTGAGCAGCCAGTCGAGCTCCCGCATCCACGGCGCGTAACCGGCGCCGCCCTTACCATCGGCGAGCCAGGAGATGAACCCGTTCTTTCGCTGCGCTACCTGCAGGGCTTCTTCCAGGGACGTCTTGCCGGAGCCGGTGGTGCCAGAGCCGAAGCCGTGCACGGCGGACGCGGACGGCTGCCCGGACAGGCCACGGCGGGCGGGATCGAACTTCAACAGCCGCCACTTCACCGGGCGGCCGTAGATGTCCTTGCCGACGACGATGTAGCCCTGGTCGTCCATCGTCAGAGCGTCCAGATCGAGGGGCACGCCGTCCTGGAGCGGGTTGACGCTCATCTCGTTGACCTCGATACGGCGGGCGTCGATCACGCGCAGATGAAGCCGGGAGACGGCGTCCTCACCCTTCATGTCGAGGGCCTGGGCGATGCTGCGCGGCTGCACCTCGGCGACGGAGGTACCCCGACGCGGCATGAGGATCTTGAAGCGGCGGCCGAACTCGGTCTTCTCCGGGTCGTACAGCTCACTGCTGGTGTAGGGGTTGTACTCGTCCCAGACGGCTGCCAGGTCGCCCATGTCCAGCTCGGCGGTCTTGCTGCGCAGACCCACGGTGAGCTTGGCCCGGTTGGCGGCCATATCGTCGGGCCGGTACACGTTCACCGCCCGGGGCGGCACCTCGAACGCGATGCTGATGGAGTCCTGGTCGACGGACAGTGCCGCCTTCGCCGTGGTGGACACGATGATCGCGGTGAGCTTGTCGGCGGCAACGGCGACACTGGTCAGCTTGGAGTCGGGCAGCGGACCGCGTTCGCAGGCGATCCACTCCGCCCAGCGGGCCACATACCAGTCGGCGCCCTTCGGGCCGGTCGTGTCGATGGCCGCGGGGGCGGGGCGGTGCCAGATGCGGGATCCCCAGCCGGCTCCGATGCTGACGACGGTGAGGTGCGCCCACCAGGGCATCTCGACGAACCCGCTGGCGGGTATGGCCGCGAGCGGTCCGGCCCGCAGCGCCATCTCGGCGGCCGTGTACTTGCGCCACCAGCCGGACCGCCAGTTGGGCAGGATCTGCGCCCACGCCCCACGGAGCGCCTCGCAGCGCCGCCGACGCACCTCGGCGGTGGCGGCACGCACCAGCGCGGGCCGGTCGGGGTGCGCGTACCAGCCGGGAAGCGGCTCGTACTGCTCGACGTCGAGGCGCCGTCGCATCCGGCGCAGACTGCGCCGGTAGCCGCGGCGGCTGCTGCGGCACATCCATTCCCACGGCTCGCCCTGGCCGGGCAGCCACCGCCACGGGCCGGGGTTCATGCCGAGCGAGGTCCAACCGGCGGCGACGCCAGTGGCTCCGATGGTGGTGAGCAGCAGGGGGTCGCCGGTGAGGAGCCCGGAGGCGAGGCCGAGTCCGGCACCAACGGCCAGCCCGGGGTTGATCGTCTGGTTTATGCGGGCACGCAGTCCGGTGAGTTCCTGCTGCGGCGCTTCGTTCTTCGTTTCGGTCTTGGTTAGGGTCGGCGTTGCCATCCGGTTCTCTCCGAGTCTGCGGTGGTGAAGGGCGGGGTCAGGGCTGGCCCCGCCCTTCGTGGGGTACGCCTGTCGGCGACTGGCGCTTGATGAACTCGCGGTCGGCCATCTGCACGTTGTGGGTGCGGTTGGCGTCGGCCATCCGCCCGTGCTGGGCCTTCGTCTCTGAATCGAGGCCTTGGGCTGAGGTGGCCAGCGAGTCGG